GTGGAACAGCGTGCCTATTGATACGCCCTTGCCTTGGTGGAAAGACTTCCAGTGCGTGTCGATGTCCTGCTCTGACTTGTATTTGCTGCCTTGGCTTGACCAGCCGGCCCAGAGTTGATGGCCTTGAGCGCCAAAGGCCGTGTGCAGCGCTTGGCCAATCTCAATCCATGTCATGTAATCGCTGTCAGGGTTGATGAACTGGAGGGCTTGGGCTGCCTTGCTGTAATCATCAGTGGAGCTTGACAGGGTCGGCTGGTAGTCCTGTTTAGGCCGGGGCACTTCAGCCGGCTGGTTGGAGTTGTCCTGCTCAATGACGCCCCACATGGTCAAGAGTGACAGCAGGTTGTCATGCACCTCGTTGGACAGCTTGCCCACCAGCTTGGAGCCGGACAGCAGGACGGACTTGCCTGGGGATGTCGGTAGCCCGAACACCTCGATCTCTTGGCCGCCGCCGAGTTTGTACTTGGGCTTGATCTTGTCCAGATCCTCATCAGCCACGAACAGAAAGACATGCCGACCCCGTCCGGAGACGCTTACCTCCGTCAATTGATCCTGCTGCTTGACCCACTCGGCCATGCGCTTGATGGCAATGTTGGTTGCACCTGTCGAGTGCTTCATGTCCACATCGAGGCAGACAAGGTAAGCACCTTGGCTCATGGCTGGGGTCTGCATCACGATGCCCAGATAGTCTCCGGCTGGCGCGGCATCCATCGTCAGCACTTCGGATGCAGAGTAAAGCTGATCGGCTGGAGTGTCACGCGCTACACCTTGGCCGCTTTTTTTGTAGGGGATCTTCTTGCCGTCCGCTGTGGTGGCAAAGGTGCAGAACACTGCACTCGGATGCTGCTCAATCAGCTTGACGGCAATGGCCTGAGAGTTTGAAAACTCAGCAGATAATTTTGGTAAAATGCTCATGTTGTTGGCTTCGCAGTTGACGACAAGTTGTTCTCCTTCTAGCTGGAGCTAGTTACCCCTGATGGTTGACGCCGTCAGGGGTTTTTCTTTGGGGATGTTGATTCTAGTGCTTGGGTCATGCCGTAATTGTTAATCTTTGGCATGGCACTCACATCTACAGTCCTGATAAGTCTGTTGTTTTTAAATCTTGAGTAATCGACATGGTGATGCCAGCGGTTGAACTTAAAAACAACTTTGGCCACATCTGGATGCAGGTCGGCCAGCATCTGGCTCTTGGGTAGCGTGCCTTCTGCATCATAAAAATCTGCACTGTTGCCACCGCGCATTCGCTGTGTGGTGATCTTCCCGCACAGGAATGCGTTGAACTGAATTGTGCAGAGACCATCCTTCAGCACACGAATACTCAGGTCAGTGTCCTCGTTGTATCGTCCACGCCAGCGGTAGCCGGAGTGGTTGTCGATCAGCAGGCATGAGTAGATGCGCGTGTTCAAGATGTACGGCGGCACGGGGTCGCCCTTCTTGCAAAAGCTGTAGTAGTTGAGGCCGGCCACTGGCACATTGGAATAGCGGCAGACAAAATCTTCTGCTGCTAAAAGTGTTGAGCCTGTCCTGACTTCAAATTTCTCATTCCGGTTGAGGTAATGAAAGGCATCGATGTTGTCATCCATGACCCAGTGACGGGGGTGTTTCATCCAGATGGAGTGGTCGATGCAGAAGTTTCTTGCGGGGCCCGGCCCCGTGCTCTTCCCCGCATACCCCAAGGCATCACAGGTTTCGTACTCCGCTTTGTATATGGGCGGCAGCACCAGCAATTCTCCAAAGCATCTGCCAGCCCTGTACAGGTCAAGCTCCTGCTCCTCCACCACGATGTAATGCGGCACGCCCATCTCATGCAGCGCTCTGGTCGTGAGGCCATTGGCATGGCGACCCTTGGAAACAATGTAGACGGGAAACTTAGGATTCATCAACATACACCTTGCGCTCCAAGCCCCAATGCGACTTGAACGGATGCCAAATGCTTTTTGTTTTTATGGTCAGCTTTTGGTTGATAACTTTTTCAAAGTCTTTGTAGTCGGCCTCGGTGTCAAACCTGACGATTAACTCTTTGAATGGCTCTTTTTTTTCCTGAACAAATTCAGGCATGCCGACCCACTCGGGATATTCATCAAACAAATCCTTGTCTCCGTTCACTGCTGTTTCTCCTTGACCAAACTGGCAGCAGCATGCTTCTCGCCAATCAGGTCTTCGCTGATGGTGATGTCCAGCTTGGCAATGGCCGAGGGACTCTTGAGATCGAATGCCTGTGGGTATGACTTCAGCGCCTCGTAGGCCAAGGCGTCACTCTTCCAAAACTTGGTCTTGCGCCCTTGGCGCAGTGTCCAGCCTTGGATGGTTGACCCCTCGGTGATCTGACGCTTGGCTGAATCCAGCACTGCATCCGACCACATGGCTGCAAGCTGCGCCATTTCGATCATGTCAGGGGTAACTGGCGGCACTGCGACCGCCTCGCCCTTCTCGACCTGCTTGACAAGATCTGCAAACTCTTTGCGTGCGTTGTCCTGCACCTTCTGCCGCATGGATGGGCAGATGGGCTTGGCCTTGCAGTACTTGCAATTGCTGGTTGATGGGTTGGTCGGTGCGTCATCGGTCAGCGCGAGGTTGGCAGCGGCCAGCAGGTCGTGGCCGTGCGAGATCAGGTCAGTGCCTGAGACTGTCCACTGGCTGTGACCGGCGCGGGGCTGAAATATGTGCATGGTGCATGTGATAGATGCAGGCGCATTCAACATGCGCATAGCTCCAAGAGCGTAGGTCAGCAATTGCTTGTTGTCCTCGGCATCGACCAAGACTCGCCCGGTCTTTAAATCTACGACATGAAGGTGGTCACCATCCACCAGCACGGCATCAGCCGTGCCGCCAAGGGATTGGTGCAGGGTCTTGAGGCCGGCGTCTACATTCACCTCGATCATGCGCTTGCGTGGGTTTTCCACCAGCGTGTTGACAAAGACAGCGTATTCGTTGGCCATGTCAAAGTGATCGTCTGGGTGGTCTTTGGGATTGACGGCCTCGCCCCGCAGGATTTTTTCTGATAGCTCATGGATAGCCGTGCCGATGGCAGCGGCCTCACCGGCTGGCTCAAATGGCATCTTGCTTTCCAAGCGGTAAGAGCCTGGGCAGGACATCACCCTGTCCATGCGTGATGCTGAGAGTCGTGCGTGCTTGCGGTCAGTGTGCTGCATGTTGTTCCTTAGTTAGCTTGCTGATGAGTGCCTTGACCTTCTCGGCCTGCGGCTTGGTGAGGTAGTACTCGACTCGCACAAGGCCAGCATCCTTTCGGCGCTGGCGCAGTGCGGCCACTCGTTGTGTGGGTGTGGTGGTCATTTACCGAATTGCTTTAGCAATGGCTGCTTGCAAGACTTCCAGTGTGCCAAGGTCTTCGTAGCATTCTGGGTGATTGTCAAAGAGGGCCAATGCCTCAATGCAAGCCGCCAGCAAGTCAGGTGCAGCTAGTTGCAATTGAGCGTCTTGTTGTTGAATGGTGTTCATGTCGTTTTCTCCTGTTGTGGGGCCGAAGCCCCGTTTGGTTTAGATGTCTTTAGCAAGGCTGTAGACTAATTTTTCTGTGCTGACCAAGCGGCCAGAGTTGCGGTAGTAGCGTTGAGCGGCTTGCCAAGAAATGTTGCCGCTGGTCATCTTTCTCCAGCCCTTGCGAAAGCTGGGGTGGAAAAATTTGTCGTCCAGCAGGTCAAAGTAAGCGCCGTCTTCCAGCAGTTCGATGATTTTGTCTTTGTTCATTTTGTTGCTCCGTTTCGTTGTTGATTACTCTATTGTAGCGCTGTTTCCGGTAACAGCAAGTCTTTTTTCAACTAAATCGTAGGTGTTTACCCTTAGATGATCTGATTAACGATGTTCTGCTTCTTGAGCACCTTGGCCAGCACATTGTGGTCGAGTGATGCCCTGATCGTTAGCAGGTAGATCACCGGCTTGACCCCTGACTTGTTGATGTTCTCCACCCTGCTGGATGCCTGCTCGAGCGCAGAGGTTGACCAGGTGCATTCAACAAAGACAATCGTGTCGGCGGCACTCAGGTCAACCCCCTCCGACATGGCCGCAATGTTGCCCACGATCACCTTGGTCTGTCCGGACTGAAATGCGGCAATGTTCTCAGTGCGCTTGGCACTTGGGGTGTCGCCCACCACCACCACCGGCTTGTGGTCTTTGAGTTCCTCAACCAGCCCATGCACGACATCCTTGTGGTGCGCGAACACCACGATTGGCTCACCGGATTGCAGCAGGTCGCTGATGAATTCGGATGCCGCCTTGATCTTGCGCATCCCTGCCTCGCGCATGATCTCGGCCAGCCCCTCAAAGGCCATCAGGGCGTTTGGATTGGCCACCAAGGCATCGGCATCAAACTGCTGCTCACGCTTGTCTATGGGCAGATCAAAGGTCACCAAGCTCACCTGTGGCTGCTTGTAGTCCATGAAGATGTCCTCCTTCTTCCTGCGCAGGACATGGGGGCGCATCAGGGCTTTGAGTTCAGGAATGTTGGACGCGCCGCTGACATCTAATCCCCAAGGTGCACTCCACATCTTGGCGTACCGCGCCGCAAAGTCAAACCAGCCGCCTCGGTAGATGCCCAGCCCGTGCAGGATCGGCCAAAGCTCGATGGGCCTGTTGGGGATGGGCGTGCCGGACAGGGCATAGACCCTGTCGATCTTTTTCATCATCAGCATGGCCGCCTTGGTGCGGATGGCCTTGTTGTTTTTGAGCCTGTGGCACTCGTCAAACACCACTGTTTTAATTCCTGAAAATGTCGTAACACTGCTTAGGATGTCGTAGTTAACGATGGTCACGCCAGAGCAAATAATCTCTGCCGCCTGCTTCTTTCCATTGATGACTTTCACTGGCACTGACGGGTCGAGCTTGTTGAATGCCGCCTCCCAGACAGTCTTGGCAATGGCTGGGCAGACCACGATGGCCGGCAGGTGTTGCAGCGCCGCCGCAGCCGCCGGCAGGGTCTTGCCCACGCGGGGCTGGTCGGCCAGAATGCAGCGCCTATTGGCCAGCAGAAAGTCTCTGGCCTCTTCTTGGTGGGGGAACAGTTTCATCGTTTTCCTCGGTTTCAGCGGTTTATGGAATCTTGATTGTGTCCGATAAAAAATTAACATGCAAGAAAAATTTGTGCTAAAGTGCAATTGCTTGGCCGACTTGGTCAAGCTGAAAACCTGCAAACGATCAACCTGAAAGAACGATCAAATGACAACTAGAGTCACCACCGGCGAGGTACGCACCTCCTACTTCAGCGCACTGCAATCCCGCAAGAATGAACTCAACGGCAAGGATGAGTTCAGCACTCAGATCCTCATTCCCAAGACCGACAAAGAAACGCTGGCCGCACTCAAGGCTGCGGCCAAAGAGGCGTTGGTCGCCAAGTTTGGCGACAAGATACCCAAGAATGTGCGGTCACCACTTCGGGATGGCGATACCGAAACCAAGGTGGACGGCAGTCCATTGGGCAAAGAGTACGCCGGCCACTTCTACTGCAATGTCAAAAGCACCGCCAAGCCTGGCGCCGTGGATGTTCATGGCAATGACCTGCTGGGCAATGACGACATCGTGTCTGGCGACTACATTCGGGTCAGCCTGAACGCCTATGCCTACAGTCAAGCCGGCAATAACGGTGTGAGTTTCGGCCTGAACAACATCCTGCTGGTTCGCAAGGGTGAGCCTCTGGGCGGTACAAAACCATCGGCTGCTGCCGACTTCGGCATCGTCAAAGGCGCAGCGCCAGCCGCTGCCGCTGCCGCCGCATCATCCGGCTGGGATGATGATGACGCGCCGTTTTAACTTGTAGGCTTGGCCTCAATCAGCCTGCGCAGTGCCTGCTCAAGCTGATTGACTGACTCCCACAGGGGTTTGACAGACCCAGACATCCAGCGGCTTACCTGTGGCTGCTGGATGCCAGCCTCGCGGCACACGGCATTCATCCTGATCCCGTTGGCCTTGGCCCTGTCTCTGATATCTTGTACTGATTCCATAGGTGTATTTTAACCGCAACAGTCTCATTTATTGACTACTATGCAAGTTTCTTTATTTGGCGTAAACTTCGTAACACTATCAACTCAAGGGGAACAACATGAACAAATTAAGCAATCGCGCCGATGCAGCGCTGGACTACCTGCTGTGCTTGGTGATCGGCTGCGGCTTGGCTGCGGCACTGGTGGCGTGGTGGTCAGCATGAACAAGACACCACCCCCATCGCTGAACAAAACGCTCGGGGCGTATGTTCCGCTTGAACTCAAACCCTTCACAGGTCGGCCAGGTGCTATGGACGCATTCAAGCTGCCGTCCTTGATCGCCAATGTGCAGGTCTTCAGGAAAGATGCAGACAAGCTATGAGTGATGTACTTGAGCCAGCGTTGGAGGCCGCCATTGAGTTCATGGACGATTTGCTCAGTCCAGAGTGCTACGGCCATGCAATCCCTTCAGACGCCCACACTCGAGCGCTGGTGGTTCGCATCATGCTCAAGCGTGAGTACAACCGCAGGATGCAAGCCCGAAATGAAGCGCGGCCTAAAACCAATCTATAGGCCGGCCATCGTCCAGCTCTTGAGCATTGGCCCGTTGAGTGTGGCCGAGATAGCCTTGCGCCTGCCATGCGCCTTGACCACCGCCTACGACAATGTGCGGGAGTTACGCAAGGCTGGGGTGGTGCGGGTGCATAGCTATGAGAAGTCAGGCAACATGACCACAGCCCTGATGACGCTGGGCAGCGAGCCGGATGCCAGAAGGCCGCAGTCGTTTACGGCAGCGGAGCGCATGCGCAAAAAGCGCCACAAGATGAGCGCTGACGATAAGGACTTTTTAAATGCACGCCGCCGTCAGAGGAATCGAAAGATCAAGATCGATCCGCTGACGGCAGCGTTTTTTGGGGGGATGAGATGAAGAACAAACAAATAATTTTGATGCTTTCAAACCTAAAAGATTTGGCAGATCAAGTTGAATCTGAAACTGGAATCCAGCCCAGTGCGCAAGAGGCACTGGACTGGGCAATTTCATCTATTCAGGATAAAACATATCTAAGCCAAAAAGCCCACCGCCACCAGCCGCTGCAATTGCAGCAGCCAAATTAGGATCAATTGTTCCGGCCTGCGCTCTGCCACGAATAATCATGTCTCGCGCTGTTTCGGGAGATACATTCATTCGTTTTGCAGCTTTCATAATTTGCTGTGAGAGAAGCTCAAGTTTTGGAGCGCCAATAGGTGATGTGACACCAGTGGCCCCAGATCCTGCACCCCAAACAATGCCCTGCGCTGGGACTGCCTCAATGCCCATTGGCGCAGCAACTTCATTTGCCCACCACGGGCCAAGAGCCGTCATTTCTGGAACTGAGGCACTTGCGTTTGGAATTGTTGGCACACCTTTTGATGTTGTTGCGCCACGAACATCAGGCAGCCCCACAATCCTAGACCAGTGAGCATCACCAACAGGCCATTTGGTTTGAAATCCTGTTTGCGGAACACCAGATGCGTGTATGTAGCTTGGGACTTTTGCAGACCCCATGTCCATTTGTCCAGTTTCAACATATTTGCCCATTGGACCGGCCTGCGCGGTGCTGTGATATGGGTGGCCAATAATGGCCCTCATATCTTCTGGGAAATCTGCTCCTCTACGAAATTCAGCAAGTCCACCAAACTTTTTAAAGTCTTCAAACCGACCCTGCTTGGCAAGCCAATTAGCAGCAGTGCCACGATTCAGTTCAGTTAAAACTTCAGAGCCAGGGCTTGCCATCCCCGTCAAAGCATTAAATTGGTTGTATTCTTTGATCGCTCTTTCTGGGCCATATATTTGCGCAAATCGTTGAAACAATGGATCCATCGTGTACCAAGATGCCATGCCTTTATACAGTTCTGGGGCTTGCTTTGACTCTTGGATAAGATCTTGCATCCTTTGTCTGTTTCTTGGATTCATAACCTCACCGGCATGAGCCGCACCCGTTGCACCAGGCGCTGCCTTGAATGGTCGCTCTGTTATGTTTCCTGCGCGTGTGCCTTGTTGAGAGATATTGAACAAATCTTCTCGCGTTACACCAAACAACTGTTTCATTGCCGGATCTTCAGGTGCAACCCTAGAGGCCGCTTCTTGAACTAAAGATCTTGGGTCATCGTAAATACCAGGATATGCAATGCGCTGTGGACGCATTACTGTTGCAACTTTTTTAGGCACAACTCCAGGCATCAACCCTTGCTGCTGCAAAAAGTTTTCAGCCATGTTGGCCGCTGTAGGCGCAAGAGTGCGTCCAGTTGCCACAGCACCACGCCCAGCAAGCCGTGCTGCTGGGCCAGCCATTGGAGTCACCGCCAGCGCCGCATCAAGTGCCTCTGGCCTCATGCGGGTCGTGCCGCCAAGGCCACCAGCACCAGTGAACAATGACCGGCCAGATGGGTCGTAGGACAGACGATCCAGCGTCTGGCTGATTTCTGGAGCCATCAAAAATTTTGAGATGCCCTGCATCTGCTGAGTGCGCCGTGGGTCGTACCCTTGCGCAATAAAATCAGACAGCAGCCCCAAGATTGGATTCCTCGGGGTTGGACTTATCCTTGATTGCAACAACTCTTCGTCATCAAGCAGGGCCATGTCAGTTACTCCGGTGTTGCGCCAATGATAGATCCGTAGCCAAGTTCTTCGGCCTTCTTGCGCAATGACTTGGCCAGTGGCTCGACCTTCATCATGTTGGCCTTGCTCATCATTGATGCGGCCAATTGCGGGTCAAGCATAGCCTCAACCAAGAGACGCTGCACTTGCTGGTCGGGCAGCTTGTAGAGCCAATCCAGTGGACGGGTCATGGTGCGCAGCGTGGTGTTGTCGGCCATAGACTCGCTGAACACTCGGCCAATCAGGTTGCCCATGCTCAGATTCTGAAAGGTGTTGGAGCCTGGTGCGCGAACACCTGGCGCTGTTGCCGCTTGGCCTCGGTTGATCTCGTTGATGATGTTGTCAATATTTCTCTGTGCAGCCGGTGACAGATCAGTGCCAAGCTCCTCACGCTTGGCCGCCAACTGCCTGCGCAGTGCAGCCGCCGCCAGCACAGGCTCACCCGTCATTATGTTTGGCTGGCCTGTCGTGACCTTGCTCTGGATCGCTTGCAGCAATTCCATCTGATCAATCGGTTTTGATGACTTGGCAAACTGCTCCATGTACTTGCTGAAACCTGGCGCACCGGACTCAATAGTCCGATCAATGACGGGCAGCAAGTCGGCCAACTGGCCACGCGCCAAGCGCAGGTTGGCCAAGTCGCCGGACAGTTTGCCGGCCATAGCATCTTTGATGTCCTTACGCACGCCGTACAACGCCATCGGGTCAATCGTTCCCGTCTCAGGGTCTACGCGCTTTGCAAGTAGGCCGGACACATATTTCATGGCTTGATCAACTGTTTCGCGCTGAGTCGCCGGATTGCTGGTGATGCTCTCAATCGCTGCGGCCACTGGCATCGCGGATACAGGTGGAGCATTCAAGAATGCCTGCTCACGCATTGGCGCTGTGATTCTGGATCGCTTGGCCTCGGCGTAGGGGATAGAGCCAGGTCGGCCAGCAGTGCGCTGGAATGCATCCATCAAAGCCTGCTGGTTGGCAGACAGTCTGGCTGCGAACAGGTTGGACGGGTCAAATGTCGCAGACCGCAATGGCCCCTCAAGGCCGGCCAGACCAGGGTCACGCGCTCCGGCGGCAGTGGTCAATTGCACACCTGGCACTGTTGGCCTTGCGGCCTGCAAGTTGGCAATGGCTCGTTCTGGATCTGTTGCGACATTGCGCAGCACATTGCCCACCATGACCTCGCGGCCCTGCTGAGTGAAAGGCTGCACCAGCGCCTTTGGGGCAGCCAATGCACGCTGGGTAGTGGACAGGCTTGGGCCGCCAGGTGCGGCCATGCCGGCCAGCATAGCCCCGCCAAGCTGGAGCGCTGGAGGTGCGCCACCCTCACGCAAAGCACCAGCGGCAGTGGATGCCGTCAGTGCTGCTGCCGTCTGAGCCTGTGGGCTTTGGGCAAAGAACTGCGCGACATTGCGGCCCATCTCCGGCAGCATGGGCGCGACTTGTCCCGCAACTTTGGCCACGCCAGCCGTGCCGTAGCCAGCACCAGCAATGTCTTGGACTACGCGCTCCTGCGCCGTCCTTGGCTCTGGGAAACCCATGCGTCTGAGGTTGGTTTCTGTGGCTCGTGTCATGGTCGGGGCATTCGTGCCGGCGGCCAAGTTAAAGAAGTTCACCAAGGGATCGACAACCATCGGCAGCAACCCTCCGACAGTCATGGCAGATTGAACCATTGGTCGCACAGCCAAGCCGGCCTCGCGGCCAAGTGTGCTTGGGGCTTGCGCTCCAGCAATCTGCTTTAACTGGTCGGGTGGCGTGCCATTGACAAATGCAGCAATCTGCTCATCTGTTGCTTCCGCTGGAAACTCAAGCGTTCCAATACCTTCGATGTTGATTTTTTTCATACGGCCTCATTTAAAGACAAATTTAGTGCCGTCCCATTGCATGGTTTTAGTAGCGCTAGCAGGCTGACTTTTTACAATTGATGGGACAGTGGCCGGTGCGCCGAGTGCAGTGTCAAGGTTTTTAAATCCGTAAGTTTTGCCAAACTGTTCGTACTCTCCACGCTTGTTG